AGCAGAACTGTCATCAATTAAAGTTTCCTGGACACCATCATATAAAGCTGTTAAAACATACTTGCTTTCATCTGAGTCTCTGAGTTCGTCTTTTGTTTCTGAAAAATCAATATTATCTGATATACTAAATGGGTTAGTAAGGACATTAGAATAGCCATAAAATCCTGGAGTAATGGTAACACCATCATTCATATACTTTCGGTCAATATAGCCCAGCCAGATGCCTTTAGCTTCATTACTGGAATACTCAGCAATATTACCAGCTAGAACTCTAACTGTATCTCCAAATGGAATAATGGGATTTCTTTCTGTATTGTTGTATGTCGCAGGAATATCGTATTTATCTGTTAAATCAAACCACCTGTACTCACAGTCCCCAGTTCCTGACCATGTATTTTGAAGCCATCCAATATCTGTAAATCTGTACACATCAGCATGGTCTGCTGAACTTCCATCTTGGGCTTCGGTTCCATATACACCAATATATGCTTTAGCATGGGTAAAAAACCCTACCCCAGTGGTACAGCCATCAAAACAGCTTGGGTTCCAGTTGGTTTTTCCTGGTGTAGTGCCTGGATTGGCAAATTCTTTTACTTGTTTTGCTGTGGTAACGCCCAATAGTTTTCCAGATTGCGAAGCAGAAGGGTTGTCTGTTCCAACCATTAAATATTTTGTGGCTCCTGTTGGAAGGTCGTTGGTTGGTTTTATAAATGTTACACTTAAATTTGCATCACTTTGAAGATCCCCAGATGTAGCTATATTATCAAGTGTTCTTGCAATAGTAGTATCATTATGTAAGGAATATTTTAAATAATTAACACTAGAAGCAGTATAATACACTACCAGGGATTCGCTTCTGTTGGAGTTTTCACCAAAATCCATTTTTGAAAGCATTATTGGAGTACCAGTAGTAGTTAAATCAGTTAATAACCCATATGTTGTAACAGAACCAGATGTAATATCCCTGGAATAAAATTTTAAACTGGGTGCTTCATCTGTCAAAATAACCAAATACTCATGTGCAACATCTGAAACACTGGATGCACCAGCACTGGTTAATTTATTGGTTTGAATAATTGAGGTCATTCCTTTTGCAAGTGATGTATTAATGGTCGTAAGCGTACCAGTAATTGTAAGACTGTGGCTTGCAATAGAGTCACTTGTATTTATTCCATAAAGACCTAATCCTTTTGCAAGAATAAATAAATTTTTACTACCAGATGATGTTGTTTCCTGGAAAAAAGATTCACTTACAACAGCAGTTGTCCCTAAATCTCCGACAGCACTTTCAGTTATATTGCCACTGGAATCACAGGCATACTTAACAATTTTATTATAATTTGAAGCTGGAGATCCATCCTGGTATGAGTAGTGAACATAAATGGCATTTTTGGCATGGTAAGACAACATACCACATACTGCAAAATTTGTTTTTGCCTTGTATGTTGTATATAAAGAAGTGGCTAAATCAACAAAAGATCCAGTTCCTGTCATATAAACCAGTTCATTGGTTTTTTTTGCCATACAAAGCACTGTACCAGTGCTTAACATTGAAACAATAGCAATATCTTCTACCTCTCCCCAGTCTGTTCCACCATAAGCAACTGTATCATCAACAATTTTATGAGTAGCTACTTTACCACCAAAGGGCATCGCTGTAAATCCAGATGCAACTGAAATGTCAAAGAAACTACCACCCCAAGAAGTAGCACTGTCAGTGTTTACGCCTAATGTTGTATCGGTTGGAACATGATCTACCTGTTCATACACTCCAGCACTTGTAATATCAGTTAATGGATCTGTATTGTGTTTGCAATCCTGGACCAGTACATAGTCATCTTCCACAAATCCATGTGCCGATGCAGTCTTAAACCAGACAATATTGTTTTCAATCTGTAAATGATCTGTAACATCAGGGGCTCCAAAATCATACCACCATAATTTTGTATTCCTGTTGCTGTCAATTGTAACAAGTAAATACCTGTACTGATCACCAGCATCATTAACTGTAGCACCATCTAATTTGTCCGAAATAAAGGTAAAAATATTGTAGACAGTGTTGGTGGTCCCTGTATTTGTATCAACGAAGGATAACCCTATTGCTGGGACTCCAGAAGGTGTTCCTGCACCAAAAGTTTTTTCTAATTTACCTGCTTGGATCTTAAGGTTCTTAATCTCCTGGGCAACATTTTCTGGAAGGTCCTCAATATCAGCATTGGTCAATGTTCCATCAAAATCTTTTATATCAATGTATTTTGCCATTAGCCGACAGGATAATTGGGATAAATTGGGTCAATTAAGGAGTTACTTGAAGTATAGTCAAATGGGATACCTTCACCTACAACACTGGTTGCTGGATTCTGGTTATACCTTCCAACATACTCATACGCCCTGGTTAAAGCATTATTCATACGATCTGGCTGGTTTACTGTACGCCATAACTCAGCTTCTGCAAATTCCAGGATCGCATCGTGAAATATTGCATTTAATTCACAATTTTGTTCAGGAGCAGATGCTAATGTGGCTGGTGTTTTGATGTAATAACAGTCTACATTGGCTGTATTGTTATAAATATAAATCCTGCCTTTAAAAATAAAATATACAGGCTCGGTTCCACTAAAGGATACCAGCCCTGTTGAAAAATCTTTTGCCATATCAAAGGATATTTTGCGAATAAAATTGCTACTGGCTATTCGTACACCCAGGATTCCCAATGGTCCACCAAATGGATCCGAAGCCAAGTCTTGTGCCTGGGTTGGGATAAAATAACTTTTAAAATGTGAATCTACATCGTTATCGGTTCGCATAGATATCCCAGTAACCAAAACATGAAGATCGGTAAGTAAATGAGGGTTTAATGCCTGGATTAGTTTGTCCTGGGCACGATTTAAATATCTTTCTTTCACAGTAGTAGAAAAAAGATCTCCTGCTGAATCTTCCATGCGATCTCCCAGGATAGTGTTCATGTCTGATGTTGTCATATTTTCTCCAGGCTATACAGCCCCCAGATAAACCCCAGGGGCTGTAAGGTTATAAGGCTACTTAAGCGTAATCCAATGGTGAATACAAATCTTCAACAACACAATGTGCTTTTCGGTTGGTAACAACCAAATTGCCATAGGTATGGACCTTCTGCACAAATGTATTACTCTGTGTATCTTCAATCATGTCCGATGCAGTGAATTTTGCACCAGAATTAAAGAACATATAGAGATAGTTTGTGTTTAAGAAATATATTCTGCCATCATTGTTATCAGCAATCGTATCAGGGCTATTGTCTGCCTGTGCAGTAACAATATCCTGATCAGCTACAATGTCTACACCTCTGTAAGACATTCCCATAAAACCCATTTTTGCCATACGATCTGACTCAAGACTTCCACGCTTAAACTCACCGAGTTCTGACTCGATAAGGTCATAATGGTACTGAGAACAAACAATAAGGTCTGGGCTTTCACCTGTCTGTGCTTTTGCATTAGCAATACCACGAGCAAGGATTCTTAAAATGTAAGTATCCTTTGAAGGATCTTGCATATCAGCTTCTGCAATAAAAGTAATACCACCATCTGATGGAGAATCATCAGCAGGGTCATTACCAGTATTATCATTAAAAGAAGCATCTGTTAATACTGGAGTTTTCCACCAGGTATCAGCACTAGGATCAATACCACCTACTGTCGTTGCATCATCACAAAGAACAGCCATAGGATTAAAAGCATCTGTAGCTAATGTTCTTGCAAACATATTTTCTGCAACAGTTTTTTCCAATTGCTTTTGAAGGTTCTTTACTTTAGCACCAACAATATTTTTAATTGCTTGAGGGCTGTTCATAAGCAAAGTTTCTTCCTTTGTTAAAAGAAAATGCCCTGTGAGCATGGTTGGGTTATATGATGCAGTTTTTGCGATGTCTTTCTTTAATGGTGTATAAGACTCGGCAGAAGAAGTTCCAAGTTGATGCTGGTCACCCCAGACACTTTGACCACCTTCTGCATATTCTACAGGAACAACGATCTCACGACCATTGAATGTTTTTGCCTTACCCTTCAGTATTGCAAGTAATGGATGAGACTTCTTAAAGATGTTATCATACAAAACAGGCATATAATACTGCTGAATAAGGGCACTTAATGAAGCAGAACCAGTTCCACTTACGACTATGTTAGACATATTATGTCTCCTTTATTCGATTATTGTTTAAAAAATGAAGCAACATCAATGTCATCGTAATTTGTTATTTTGGTTTGTTTATCACTTTTGACACCAACGCTCTTCTGTACATTTACTGGGACAGATGGTTTTGGCTTGGCTGGAACTTCAGGTTTGTCGAAGTTCATTACCTTGTATGCTTCTTCCAGGGTTAGCAGTCTCCCATCTTTTTCATGCTTCTCTATGGCAAAATCCAGAACACTCTGGACCTCATCATCTTTAAGCGAATATTGTTTTTGGAGCTCTGCCAGTGACTGGTCCAATACATTTTGTGCTTCCATCTGTGCCACTTTGTCCTGGGCTTCTTTTAATTCAGCTTCCCAGGGATTCGGAAGGTCCTTATTATCTGCCTGTAGGGACTGTTTAAACAGTTGCCCTGCTTCTTCTCCTAATTCATCCTCAATCGCTTCCATGAGCGTTTCAGAAAAATCTTCCGATTCTTTTATTTTTTGAGCCAGTTGAACAAAAGGTTCGATTGCTCTACGCTGATCAGCGATCTCCTGGGCTTTCTCCGTATTGGATTTGTTCCAGTCGTGTCGGTTATCAGCATCCTTTTTCCAGGACTCAACATCTTCTAGTGTATATTTACCATCTTCGGTTTCGTACACATAAGAAGGGGTTGATTCTTCCTGGTTTTCCTCTGTCTCGGTTGTTTCGGCTGTTTGTTCAGACTCTGTAGTCTCAGCCTGTTCTGTATTTGACTCCTGGGTTGATTGCTCCACTGGCTCTTCGCCAAAGAGTTCTCCAGGAATCGGAATATTGTCATAATCACCATTGACTGATGTATCTACATCTACGCTTTGATCTGAAGAGTAGTTACCAACCTGAATCTCTTCCGATTCTGGTGTTATGTTTAAATTTGTTGTTCCTGTTACATTCATTTCTGCCATGATTGTGTTCCTTTCAGTTGGTCTTTCGACACTGGTTTGGTTGTAAAAAAAAAAGCCCAATGATCACCAGGGGATACCTGATAAGTCACTGGGCTTCTTGGTTAAAGATTGTCCCTAAATTATTGGATAATTATTTACCTCATTTTTTCAGCTTTATGCTTTTATGTTCATTAATATTTCCGATTCCACCTTCAAAAAAATTGATTTCAATTTTTCCAGTGAACTTTTTGAACATTTTCATTTTTAAATACTTTATTAAAAATTCCATTACCTGGTTGCAAAAAACATAAGTAGTGAATATCGTTTACCATCGTGCTTTTCTACCATATGCTTAAGTGGATTATTAAATTTTCCTGCTGGGTAAATAACGCCATTTAAATAATGGTCCTCAACTTCAAATGGTTCTCCATTTATTTCAAAAAATAAGCGACCATTTTTAAATGTTCCTGGCTTTGATAACAATGCTGTGGTCCCATAATTACACCATGCCATGTGGTTATCAACAAAGGCTCCATCAACTAACTTACATCCATCAAAATGCCATCCATGTCCTCTTGGAAGGCTCTCAACTCTCCAATAACTGGGAGATTCCAGCACCAACTCATGCTGATCTACCAGTGATTGGTAGGCTTTTGCCATTTTATTGACAATTTTACCTGAAAAGTCAGAAATCGAGTGGTTTAATTGCCCCATATCCTTTAGTTCTTTTGCTTCGGCAGGGGTAACTATGCCTTCGAACACCTCAAACATTAATCTCTGTATATTCCTTTTTTTGATTTTTTATCCATCCAATAAGAACCAGTTACTGGCTTTGGAACTCTTACGCTTCCATCCTTATTTACAGGATATTCACGACCTTTAAACTTTGTTGTCTTTTTTTTACCAATACTCATTAAGGCTTTTTTATATTTTTTTAAACCTTCCTTGTTGTAAGGGAACTTTTTCTTTTTACCTTTTTCGTCTTTTAACTCTGGCATTTTATTTTCCTTTCGGTTAGCTGTGGGCAGAAATCATTACTGAATCCCTTAAGCCCTGGGTTGATCCATCATCGGATCTTCCTGCCCACCAACCAATCCTGCTACTGTGATTATTCGCTCCTGGATATCTCCTGGTAGCGATTGAAAATCTGGTGTTTCTGCGAGCTCAGGGTTCTGTATAATCATTTGTGCCAACATTTCCTCTGCTTGTCCTCCTGGACCTTCCTGCATTACCTGGGCAATTAATTCAGCCATTTGTTGTTGCATTTCTTCTACTTGCTGTACTTGCTGTTGTGGTGGTACTTGCTGGTTACGAACATACCAGTTTTGTATCACCTCTTGTTTATCCGAAATATTCAAAGCGTTTACGACTTCTTCAATTCCATAAACTCCCATTTGAAACAATTCTAATGCCCTTTCTTCATTGGCTACTCTACCCTGGGCGTACCTGGATCCAGTGGTTACATCTACATCAAACTCACTGTCCATTAATCGTTTTGCAGTACCAGGGTTAAACTCAGGAGTGCCTTCCTGGTTGCCATCTGCATCATAAACAGCCATTGGATTAAATTCAGTAAATTGAAACTGACCTTCTGCATCTCGTTCCCTAATTGATCTGATTTCTTCATCGAAAGTGAGGATCATCTGGACCATATATTCACCAATTTCTTTGGTAAGCCTGGCTACATCATTATTAATTTTATTTCTTATCCTGGTTTGACTTGCTTCCTGGAGTGCAACTATTGCTCTGCCTGATGTAACTCCCCCTGGTCTACGCCCCTGGGTAACATCATTAACACCTGTAATTGCTTCCATAAATTGACTAATCTGACCAATAAAACTCTGTATATATCCTGGAATAGGTGGTGGAGACTCAAAGGTTACATCTGATGGATCAACTACAGTAATTTCCTCTCCTGGTGCTCCTGTAATTGGTCGTGTTAATTGACCCTTGGCTCTTTGGGTTACCTTCCTGATCGGAAAGCCCATTTTCCTGATGTTTTCATTAATTGCTGAAAAGGTTTCATTTATTGATTTGGTTTGGGTTCGTACCAGGTCTGTTTCACCCATACCCCAAAAGTTATGAGGACTCTTGTAATTCGATATCATAAACACTGGCATCCTGTACAGTTCTAGTGGCTCATCTACTACTAATTGGTCCCCAACAACTATTGTATGCCTACCATTAGGATATTTCTCTTTGTCAGGTTCATTGCTGTAGCACTCAATTACAAGTGCTGAGTCATAATCGGATTCAACATTGGCAGAATCAATAACGCCATTATCATTAACCTTCTGATACGCTTTATAATCATCCAATTTCCCATCGGCTGGTGCTTTAATGCCAAACTCTCGAAAGATTCGTGAGGTCTCCATCGGAACAGCAAACATAAAATATTCACCAGCCTTCAGGTCCAGTTCGGTAGCATAGGGATGTGGAACTACTGTAAAAGGATCAACCACCTGAATGTCAAACCCTTTAAATACACCTTCGTCAGTTACCTGGGGAAGTATCTGTAAAAATCCATTAGAATAAATCAATGAATCCTTTACAGCTTGAAGAATCTTACCATATAAATCTGTTTCTTCAACAATCTGCTGAAATCTCTTTTGCATCATGTCAGCAAAGAATATATCATTCTTTTCTCTGGGCATTACGTCCACAGTAGGCTGAAAGTCATTAATAACAGGAAGAATTGTTTCTACTACAGCCAGGGGAAAATTAAAGATCATCCTGGACTGGTTCTCAGTTCCCTTGCTGGGACTTGCCCAGTGCCTACCATAATACAATCGTTCATTCTTACGCCATCTGTCTGCCTGGTTCTCTCTGGCTTTCTTACTCTTATCAAGCCAGTTTCTAATTTGTGGTATTCTTTCAGCTACATCAGCAATCTGATCCAATGCTGAATCCTGATCTGCTGAAGGGTAATAATCCATTCCTGCCATTATAAACTATCCCATGTTGGTTGTGAATGATCGGTGTCTACTACGATCTTATCAATAAATCTTTGTGTATCAGTCCTGGTATCAGGTTTTTTACTTGCATTAACCACTTCTCCGATCATATACCTAAGTGAATCAACTGCGTGATCGTCTTTTTTTAATGGTTTTTCTGGAGTATTGAGATCTACCCTGGATGCACTTGGCTGTTCCCACTGGTAATTAACCATCTCTCTTCTCAGGTTCTCACAGGACCTGGTAATAAAAATCTTATTCTTCTTAATGTACTCAGTAACTTTATCAATTCCACCCTGGACATCATTGTTGGCATTGATAACAGGTACACCTAACTGCCTGTATCTGTTGCCAATAGTCTCAGGATCATCGGTCTTACCAGCACCTGTACTGGGATCAATCACATAGGTTTCATAAGCACCTTCATTTAAAAAGGACTTACACATTCTGGCATGGTACTCTGCATCTTGACCAGCTTCATAATGCTCTCTATACACCCAGACCTTATCATCCTGGTCCACTGCTCCCCATAGAATTGCAGTAGGGTTGGTCCTACCATGATCAATCGCAATAAACCTTCTCCAATTGTAATCTGGGTTTATGTTATTTACAACATGGATACTGGGTTCAAAGTCAGGATAAATCTGTCCTTCAAAGGCATCCCAACTTCCATACAGGTAACGATTGATCCATATTTCATTATAATTCTTTTTAAGCGAGTCAATGTACCCTTCTGGTAAATTGTGGATGTTTTCCTCTGTTTTTGCATTAAATATGATGTTTCCAGGGACAGGATCATGTATAAATCGGTGCCAAACCCAGTTATGCCCTAGTGGGTTTCCTGTGATCCAGCATTGAGGAGTTGCGACAGCTCTAAGCCTACCCAGTAAGGTAAGGAACACTTCCTCGCTTACCTCTTCAGCCTGGTCAATGTAAAACCAGCCTAAGTTTATGGATAATAACTTTGCAGGATCATCCAGGGATCTGAATATAATCTCATGTCCATTCTTAAAAATTACTCTGTTCTCCTGCTTTTTATAATCGTAATGCACTCCTGGTAACAGCCCAAACAAATGGACCAATTCAAAAAATGTACGCTGTGTAGAATCTCTAAGTTCTGGATAAGTCTGCCTGGCAATCATACCAAGCTGTGGCTTCTGTTCTGGGTCCAGGACCCTTAAAATACCCTTTAAAATCCCTGCAAATGTCTTTCCATTACCTATTCCACCAAAAAAAGCAATTACTTGCTCTGGGCATTTAACAAACTTAGCCTGGTTAAGATTTAAATTAACTTCCTTCATACATCACCCAGATTTACTTTGATAACAGGCATCTGAACTTCGCCTTCCAGGCGTTGCCGATCTGTAAACATCGCCAAGTGTTTCCCTTGCAGTTCAGATGCTTTCAAAGACACATTGAACTGGTCAGTTTCTTCTGCTTTCTTCCGAACTCTCTCAATATCTTTTAAAACTTTATCAGCAGTTAGCTTCACTCTGTTTTCTCTCTCTGCCTTTAAACGATCCACTTCATTCCTAACCTTAACTTTACTTAACAGCCTTGATGCCTGTTGTTCTGCTGTTTTTTCGCTGTACCCTGCTCGAATACAAGCCTGTTTAGCATTAAGATCAACAATGTACTCCTTACAAAAGATCTGCTGTTTATCAGTGAGTTCAGGCGTAGCCAATTGTATATCCTATCGGTGGATTGTATCCAGCCTGTAATGCACTTACAACCAGGTGAGCCCACAGATCCTGAAGATCATCAAACTCATCAAAGTTGTAATCAAATTCAATTAATGGAATGTTCAAACCTGGTCCCATTCAGGTTGCCTTTCTATTTCTTTTTTATCCAAGTTTAATTCAGGTAAAATGGGGCTATGGGCTTGACCTCTATGGTAAACCCATGCCCCTGCAAAAAAGGATAACAACAACGAAAGTCCATATATTATAAAAAAATAGATATTCATCTGGGAGTCAAATTCTCACAGCTTTCTTGGATGAGACAAGGGAGTAATGTATTCTGGATATCGCTCATCGCAGTCTGTACATACCCAGGTTACACCCTGCTTAATAACATCATCTCTTTCCATATCACAGAGATCGCAAAAATGCCTTTGGGCTTCGCACATAGGACACGCTTTTTTTTCTTTTCCAATTGATGGGAAATCGTGATAATAATTCACTTTTTTCTTACGACCAGGAGTGTCCCTGATCTTATCTTTTTCCCAACAGCGTTTACAATACTGACAATACTTAACAGTCATGTCAGCATTAACCATAGATTTTGAAAGTGGGGTTCTACCCATCACTTAATTTTTTAAAATATTTACCACCAGCCTTTTGATACATATTTTCAAGAACATTAACACAATCAAGAAGTACATCAGCTTCCATTAATGAATCAACTTTTTGAAAGTTTTTATGAACTTTAGTTTTTACTAATTCACCACTTTCACAATCGTAAAATAATGTAATTGCTTTTTTCATTTAACCACTCCACTTAAAAGGTTTCCAAGTTGTTGAGATCCTCCAGATCTTCTTGATTCAACCTGGGGAGTTTCTTTCATCCCTAACCTGGTTAATTCAGCATCAACAACATAATTAAATTTCATCTTCACTTTCTTTTCAAGTTCCTGATCGGACAATTGTCCAGCAGACATCTTGCCACCAAGTTCTTTAAGGATGTTATACGATACAGGATGAATGTCTTTTCTGGACCAAGACCTTCCCATTGAAATAGAAATAACTTTCCTGATCTCAGATAACACCACATCAACAGTTACCTGGGTAGCCTGGATCCTCTTTTTTATGTCGGCAACCCTGGGGAAAAAAGAAGATTCAGCAACATGATCCCTGACAGCTTTTTCAACTTGGTCAAAGGAATAGATGCCAAGAATGTCGTAAAAAATATTCATCTCGGCTTTGTCTGGATCTCTTTTGTAAGCAACATAAAGATAATTCATAAGCTGGGCAAACTTGTACTTATCCATCAATAAACTCCCTGATCTCGTTAAGTGGTTTTTCATTCAATTTGATTTTTGCAATCATGGAGTTCCATACAAATTGCATACCACCTACAGTTACATTCTTTGAAGCAAAATTGCTCTGGTGGATGTACTTTTCAAAAAAATACTTAATCCCATGAATCACTGCATCCCTGCCAAAGTGTTTTTCCAATTCTTTAAGTAGCTTTCCATCTTTGGCAAAACTGGCATGATATTCAATCCCCATTTGATTTAAAAACTCATCTCCAAATATCTGCAACAAAGTGCGAGGTTTATCTCGCATATTTATTTCTTTTATTTCTTTATTTCTTTTCTTTCTTAAGGTAGTGTCCGTCACTGTGTCCGTCACTGTGTCTACCACTGTGTCCGTCACTGTGTCCACCACTGTGTCATTTCCACCTTGAAATCGGTCATAATTATTGATTTTCACGAGGGTAAACCCATTTGATGTGTCTGTATCTACCATCTTGTCGTTTTTAAGCAAAGTGATGTATCGCTGAACCTTCCCTGGGCTTGTTGACCATCTTTCTGCAAAAGATCGAAAAGACATCGGAAAAGATCCCCTTTCAACAGTAATTAATTCACCTCTGTAAAGCGTTTTATTCTCCTTCCAATTCGCTTCCATAAGCATATCAATCCAGTATTTCAAATAGTTGGCATCCTGGAAAATCCAGTGCTTTTTAATGCTTCGATTTAATTTTATATATCCATTCATAATACCCTCACTTTATATTGGAAATTCAAGAAATTGAAAGAACCAGGTCCTGTTATGCTTTTGACCATTTTTGGCTCTTTTTACTGCCAGTGTAATATCTTTTTGATTATTATAAGGAACGTAGGCAACCATATCTAAAGGCTCATAATAAATCGCAATAATATCAATATCACTGCCTACATATTTTTCAACATCTACCTCAATGGAAGTTTTTGAGGTCCTGGTTTTCGTTTTAGTTTTAACCTGAACTTTTTTAAAACAAGTACCAGTATCTACAACCAGATCCACGCCTGAATCATCTACCACGCTTTTATAAACTTTTAACTGCTTGTCTTTAATAATTTGATTAATCACAGCCTGTTCACCCAGGTAACCCTTTCGTTGAGTATTTAAATCAGAAACTGGATCTGACATCTA